ATTGGTGGAAAAACAAACAACAACATGATATAACTACAAGTACATTGTCAGAACAATGTAGACATTTCGATGCCTTTTATAGTACAATACATAATGAACGCTATGACTACTGCGTTTACAACTGCGGAAAATGTGAATGACAAAAGAATACACACCAGACTTACAAAAACTGTTTTTGGAAATGATGATGAATGATGCACAAAACTATGTGCGTGTTCAAAACATCTACAACACAGAAAACTTTGATCGCAGTCTTAAAGATGCGGCAGAGTTTATTAAGGCACACAGTGACGAACATGGTGCACTGCCCACATATGAACAAGTGCAAGCAGTGACAGGTGTTGCACTAAAGCCTGTGCCAGACATTACAGAGAGTCACAATGATTGGTTTCTTGCAGAGTTTGAAGGATTCACCAAGCGGCAAGAACTAGAACGTGCTATCCTTAAAGCGGCAGACTTGTTGGAAAAAGGCACATATGATCCTGTAGAAAAACTAATCAAGGATGCTGTGCAGATTAGTTTAACAAAAGACATGGGAACAGACTATTTTGAAGATCCTAGAGCAAGATTGATGGCACTCAAAGACAACAATGGACAGATCAGTACAGGTTGGCCCGCTGTTGACAAGAAACTGTTCGGGGGCATGAACAAAGGTGAACTCAATATTTTTGCAGGTGGATCAGGGTCAGGTAAAAGTTTGTTCATGCAGAACCTAGCAGTTAACTGGGTAACAACAGGATTGAATGGCGTGTATTTGAGTCTAGAACTTAGTGAAGGACTTAGTGCTATGCGTATTGACAGTATGATGACAAACGTGTCGACAAAGGAGGTGTTTAAAGACCTCGACACTGTGGAAATGAAAGTCAAGATGGCAGGTAAAAAAGCCGGTAACTTACAGATCAAATACATGCCAGCACAGAGCAACGTAAATGATATTCGTGCGTACTTGAAAGAACTACAGATTAAAAATGGTTGGAAGATTGACTTCTTGCTTATTGACTACTTGGATTTGATTATGCCAGTTAGCGCAAAGGTCAGTCCAAATGATTTGTTTGTTAAGGACAAGTATGTATCGGAAGAACTGCGTAACTTGGCTAAAGAACTTAACTGTGTGTTTGTAACAGCATCGCAGTTGAACCGAGGTGCTGTTGAAGAGATTGAGTTTGACCATTCGCATATTGCAGGCGGCTTGAGTAAGATCAACACAGCAGACAACGTGTTTGGTATCTTTACAAGTCGTGCAATGCGTGAGCGTGGACGCTATCAACTACAGTTAATGAAAACTCGTAGTAGCAGTGGTGTTGGACAAAAGATTGACTTGGAGTTTGACGTTGAAAGTCTGCGCATCAGAGACTTAGGTGAAGATGAAGAATACCAACAGTTTAAGAAACAAAGCAGTTCAATCTATGATCAACTTAAAAACAAAGACAGTGGCGGTGTAGTTGAAGCACCAGATGATGAAGCAGGCAAGATTACTGCAAGTGTACAAAGCAGTAAACTTAAAGACATGCTTGCCGGATTAAAAAGTGGATGATCGCATACAATCAGATAAGACGTGTTGAACTAGAACTAAGCAGTTTTTGTAATGCTAACTGTCCACTGTGTCCTCGCAACTTATTTGGATATCCATACAACACAGGTTATACTGCAAAACATCTAACACTAGAAGAAGTAAAGCGGATATTAACAGTTGACTTTATACAGCAACTAGATTTAGTAACATTTGAAGGAAACTACGGTGATCCTTTGATGAATCCAGAACTATTAGATATTGTTGATTATCTAAACACACCTGTAAATATTCACACTAACGCTAGTATGCAAACTTCAAAGTTTTGGACTGAGCTTGCAAAAAAAAGTGTTACTGTATACTTTGCATTAGATGGGCTAGATGACACACATGCAATATATAGACAAAACACCGATTACGATAAGATTATATCGAATGCTAAAACTTTCATCCAGCATGGCGGAGATGCTGTATGGAAAATGATAAAGTTCAATCATAATCAGCATCAGATTGAGGATTGCCGAAAACTTAGTAAGACGTTAGGCTTTACAGACTTTGAACTAGTAGATCATGCTAGAGACACAGGTCCTGTGTTTGATGAACAAGGCAACCTTAAGAGAGTGTTAGGAAACTTCACAGGAAGCACAGAGTTAAGCCATTACATAGACACGATTAATAATGGTGATATGTTGATTGAAGATATATGGGATACACCCAAAAACAACATCAGTTGTGCAACTATAAAAAATAACAGTATCTACATCAGCAGTGAAGGTGAAGTTTACCCCTGTTGTTTTATGGGATTTAATCCTGGCAAATATGGCAAAGGACGTTGGCATCAACCAGTTAACAAACAAATAGCGGAAATATTAGAACCAAATAATGCTTTGGAACAACCACTGGAAGACTGTATAAAATGGTTTAGTAAAATACCCGCATGCTGGAAACAGAGTACATTTGAAACAGGTAGACTTATTGTTTGTGATGCCAGTTGCGGATCCTAGTTGAGATATTTGTCAAGTCTGTGACCTTGTGCGTCCCAACAGTCAATGTATGCACTGCCGTTGTTCCAACGTATTTTACCACTGCCAGTGATAACGTCATGATCTCTGTAGCCGAATGGCTTTTTGATGGTTACGTCAACATATTCGCCATTTGCAACACCTATTGTTACAAACGTAACATACTTTCCGCTCTCGCCTTTAAATACACGACCGTTAGCAACTAGCCCTGCAAAGTTTACTCTATCTCCCCAAGTCTCTTGTACAAACATATTAGGCATAAACTCTGGTTGTGTCCAATAGCCATAGCGTTTGTATTGTTGCTGTGGTGTTTCGGTTATGCCATTGGGAAAGCCAAGTTCACGGAGATCCCAGCCAACAAGTTTTGCTTCTGTTTTGTGTACCCAACGACGCCAACTGCCTTGACAGTGTTTAAGTGCTGCGGCCCAAAAGGCTTTTGGGTTGTGCGCTTTTTGATATGCTAGTGCCCAGATAAGTCTGCCTAAGTTTACAGCATGCGCACGACACAGCCCAAAGTTTCCTAGTCCATACAGTTCGTTGATAATCTCTTCTTTGTTTTCACTTTCGCCCATGCGTTCCATAAACTGCATAACCTTTTCTTCGTCACGTTTTGCAAACGCACGACGATACATGTCTGCTTCATACATGTCGCAATCAATAAGTTTTGCTATTTTGCGAATAGCATCATCCTCATACACAATGGTATCTTCAAGACGTTGTTCTGTCCAGTCTTGAAAGAATGCTGCTTTTTGTCTGCCTGTTGTTGCTACAGGTCTAATAAGTGCAGTTGCAAACACACAGTCTGCTTTTGACTTTGGTTGTATAGCACGAAACAGTCTGCGCATTGCTGGCGATTCTGCTTGTGTTACACCAATAACGTTGCCACTACATAGCAACTGTTCTGTTTCATAATCCTGTTCCGGATATGCTTCTAGTGGAGTGTCCGGATCAATCTCCAGTAGTTGACTGAGTCCTCTGTTAGCAAGGATATCAATCTTGAGGTGTTCTAAGTCCTCAACTTCGTGTTTGTCTAGCAGTATTTGATTGTCTGCGTTTACTAGACTCTTGGGTAGTTTGTGTTTAAACACAAGTACGCCACCGCAGTGTTTTGATATTGCTCGTTTTTTGCCTATTAGTTTTCTTTCGATTCTCATTGCTTCTTCCTTGTCGATATCTAAATCTTCGTACTTGAAGTTGCGAGGGAGTTTACCGGATGCGCCAAGACGGCGTGCCGCTTCTCTTTTTGCACTGCGCTCCTTGTAGGTAACATAGTTGCTGATTCTTGCACTATGCCCGGGCCAATGGGCAAATATACGCTGCATCACAGCATCCTGTTGCCAGTGTGGAAAGTCTATATCCACATCCGGTAAATCGTCTCGCTTTGGATTTAGGAAACGTGCTACCGGTATTTGCCATCTTATGGGATCCACGTCTGTAATACCCAGCAGGTAACAGACGAGACTAGACCCTGCAGAACCTCTGGTCATATGGGGTATGTCATCAGTTAGTGCTAATACATCGCAAATGGTTAGGAAATAGTCGACGAAGCGAAGTTTGAGAATGATCTCTAGTTCTTCGATAAGCCTTGAGTGATACTCGGGGGAGTCTGGAATGGGCCTTATGAATCTGCCAAGTAATCGTTCTAGTTGAGCCTTCGCATCCTTAGGTATTTTCATTGATGTGCCTTTGTTTGCCTAAATCTTTTTTATGTGCCAAGTGTAGCATTTCTGCTACACTTTTATTTAGTCAAAGGCTCAATATGGTTAACAGTTTTTGGCGATTTTCTTTTCGTAATCTCCAATAGCATGATCTCTAGCACCGTCAAACAGTTCTAGTTTACTCCATGCCTTAAATCTGCCACGCCATGAATCTTTAAACTTTCGCCATGGTGTAAGGTTACGAATGTTACCATAATAGTTGATGTAGATAAGTTGTCCATAATGACGAAAGCCCATGATCCAAAACGGAACACGAGGTACAACATCATTGTTGTTTACATATCTAAAATGCATAAAGCTCTGCGAATCACGCCACGCACTGCCGCCAACACGAGGCGATCCATATGTATAACATGCAACTACACGTTTGCTGAGTCTGCTAGCCGCTAATGTTGCCATTGCTCCACCTAGGCTATGTCCACAAATGTATAGTTCCTTTTCTCCACGTTTACCGTAGTTGATGTGGCGCTCGACCGAATCCCAAATCTTTTCCAAGTAGTCATAGAAGCCTTGATGAACCATGCCTTCTGTTTCGCTTTCACGCTTCCATGCTTTTAAATCTGCTTTGATATCGCTAAACTCTGTAGGCTCTGTGCCTCTAAACGCCAATACAATGCGATCACTGTTTTCTAAAAACAAGCACTCTGCACCTTCTTTGTCTAAGAGTTTAGTTTTTGTGTATCCCAGTGTGTGGGCAATAGGTTTACTGTCTTTTTCAGTCATATAGGCTATTTTAGCCAGAGTTGCAAAGTGCAACCCAGGGTCTTCTATAGTTGACATTTCTTTCTCCTCTGTGTACAATAACGTACACTACTATTTACACATAAATCTTAAAATAGTAATACACTGACAAGCGATAAATACTAAAAACGATAAGGGTGAAAGCCGTGAAAAAACAGACTAGAAGCATACTGCACGAACTTAACAGTATGATTGTTGAACGAGATCGTCAACATGTTATGGAAAGTCGTGCTACTAAT